CCCAATACCACACCGCCCGAAGTTGTTGCTAAGGGAGTGTAGAGTTTGCCCGTCTTAAATCGTGCAGGTACTAAAATCAGCGAAGGTGTCGGCATTGTTAGAAGTTGTAAATAACTGCAAAGCGATTAAAGAGGCAACCATTCACGGCAGCCTCGGCAGCGGTTGCTCCGTCAGCCGTAGCCCTTGCGTTGAACAAGGCCCACACCCCGGCAGCAAGTCCGCCTTGGAGCATATTGGTCGGGTAGCCGTAGCCGTAGCCGATTAGCATTACAGGAATGTGTAACCGATGACTGAACCTGCGCTTGGAGTAACGGCAGTAATCTTACCGCCATTGCGCCCGCTGATAACGATGCCAGCGGATATGGATGCGCCCGACAAGTTGTAAGGAGTCAGGAGGTTTTCGCCACCAGTTCCCGTTAAGACCGTGAAAGTAGCAGCGGCATTGACGACTATGAAGTCGTAAACTTTACCGCTTACGGCTCCATTGATAAACTCCATCGTACCACCTTGGCCGAGCATTTGTTGCAAAATAGGTGTAGGCATTTTTTAGCGTTTAATTGTAAATGTCTTTTATGTGGGAATTTCACAAACCGAGTGAGAGTAAGGAATCTCAAAGGTCATCGTCGCCTGCCATCCTGCCGTGCGGTCATCCCGGCTCTCTACAAAGCGTGTAAGCGATACGCTTGACGATAGGGTCCAGTCCTCGCTCGGGTCGTTTGTAAGCGATGATATGAAGTCCTGTGCTACCTGCAGTTGGTCGCTTAGGACCTCGTCCTCGTTGTCCTGCCAACCCAGCGTAGGGCTGCCCGAAACCACTCCGCCCATCGGCTTAATGGACTCAACACGGTCAGAAAAGTAAACCCCAACCACCAAGTCCAAAGTACCAGCGTCAGTATTTGCAGACTGAACGTCCGCAAAAACGAGCGGATAGACGATGCGCTCACGGCTTGGGGTTCGAAGGTTGATGGTGTTGTCCGTGCCTACCGCAAGAGGGTCGCCCGTCCCGAACGAATTGACCTGAGGATGAGCATTTGCAAGGTCCAGCAGGGCTTGCTTGATTTTTATCCAAGACATAGTTTTGCAGTTTCAGTATGTTCTTCTTGTGCGCTCCCATCGTCAGCAGTCATTACACGCCCCAAATTGGCCGTAGGGATAGGGGTAGTCAAGGTTGCTGATTCCCATCCTTCGGTTGCGGTCCAAGACCATCCCGGTGCGGTAGTTGGTGGCGTTCGGGTAAATCGTATCCAAAGCAGACGGAGGCGAGTTCCACAAGGGGTATGAATTGCGGTTCTCCATGAGGTAGCGGGTAATCCGTTCGGAATACCACTCGGCATCATTCTTGACCTTATCCGTGAGCCGTGTGATTTCTTCCATGCTCATTTGGGAACTTTCCTCGCTCGTTCTACGGACCATCCCCTTGTTCATGTATTTGAACGCAAGGACCATGGGCAACTCGTAGTAAAGCCATTGAATCATAGCCGGCTGAATGTAGTCCTCCAGCAGCGTTTGGTTGAGTGCAGAGGTTGAACCGCTGACGACCTGCGTAACCAATTCCCCATACAACGGAGAGCCAACGATGGGCTGAATCCGCATCTCTTGGACCTTAATGACCGTAGGCCGTATCTGCGTGTAACTGACGTTCTCGTTGATTATCGAATTGTCGAGCAGCGTTTCTTCGCTTATGAATAGTGCCTTCATGCCTTCGTGATTTTATTGCCTTTACGGATGACCAACTGCTGCTCCCATACGTGCCTGCATTGTGGCCTGTTCACTCCGCTCGGTGTGTGATACCAACCGCCTCTGCGATTCCATACGGAGTAGCCCATGATTGCAGAAATCCCGTCGATGTCGTCCCGTGTGTAAACCTTGCCCTGCCCGGCTAAGTCCAGCATGACCTTGCAGAACTGACGGCTGGAGCCTTTGTCTTTGTTGCTGAAACCCGTGGCCCATGCATACTTGTAACGCACCTCCAAGACTGGCTCTGCGACCTCCTTGACATTCTTGGGAAGGTTCTGCTCGGCAATCTTGTCCACGGCCCTGCTGATAGGGTAGCGGTCCTTTGTGATTAGGTAAGCGACACGCTTAGCGACCTTCGCTTTGCTGACCCCGAACTCCTTTGCCATTTCTTCGACCGATGCATCCCGGTTCTTTTTGCGGTAAGCCTCAATCTTCTTGTCCAGTTCGACTTCTTCTTCGCCAAGTTCGGCAAAGGCCAAGCGGATGTTTTCGTCTATGTTCGCATCGAACCGCATCGGCTTGGAGTGCATCACATGGTAATCGTCCGCATGGCTTCCAAACTTGCTTGCAACCACTTCCAAGACCTTGAACTCTTCGTCGCCCCATCCGTAATCCTCATCGTCTTCCTCGCCCCAAGTCGGTTCGCTGAACTCTTGGGCCTGCACTCCGAGCATCGTGTCAATCTCTTGGGCAGACAGACCGAATCCAGCCGAAAGCATGGTCCGAGCCATTTCAAGAGTGATTTTGTCCTGCATATACTGACGCACGATTCGCATGAGGTTTTGGTACTCACGGCCCGATAGTTTCTTGATATTATCGTTGCTCGACAACTGCTCCACGGCTTGCGGTTGCTCGTCGGGTTGGGGATTAGGTCCAACCACGTCGGCAGGTTTCTCCAAGGGTTGCAGACCTGCTTTCTCACGCAATTCGTCTTGAGTCATAATCTGCAACAGGGCTTGTTCGCTTAGTCGCTCGGTAATCGGCTCAACAGGGATAAGTTCCATCCCTTCCACGCCATTGAAGGAGCCGAGGTAGTTAATCATCCGCTCCACCTTGCGGACCCGGTCGTTGACGTAGGTGGCCTTGAACAACTCGTAAGCCTCAACTAATTCAGTCCTTCCTCCGAGTTGGCCCTCGGTTTTGACACCGAATAACGATGGATTCGTTACACGATGGGCAATGAATATCTCTTGCTGGATGGCCTTGTTCAGTATCTCGAACTGCTTGTCCATATCCGAAGGAGTCAGCGGTTCCAGCGTTGGGGCCTTGGCTGCGTCGTCGTTGAAGGTTACAACGAAGCGACCAGCGTTGTCGGTTCCCGAAAACTTGCGTTTAATCTGCCGCTCGATGTCCCCCTGCTCTTCGGGGGTCGGGATGCCGTTGTTGAAGTTTATCAAGTATCCCCCCCAAAAGTTGTTGCGTAGGTTGTTGTTGTGGAAGTTCGCCACTTGCACATCTGCTTCAATCCAAGCGTTCCCTCCGATGTATTCGGGGAGAGGATAGTGCTTAACGCCTGCTGCATAGACCCTGTAATAAAACAACTGCTTACCGAGGCGGTTCTCAGGGTCGAATGCAGGAATCTTCTCGATGTCCCCGACCTTGGGGAACAACTGCATCATGTCGTCGTTGTACCAGTCAGCGACTTGGAACATCTTTTCTTCCTTGTCAACACGGATTTTCTCAAAGGGAACGTGTTCCATCTTCGCAATCGTCCCAAGTTTGGACCAAGTAACTGCGACCGCAAAGCCGTTGAATAGTTCCAAGTCAAGGACCAGTTTCTCCGTGATGTCGTTCAGGTCCTCCGTGCTTGACATTCCGTCGAAGAACTTGATGAAGCGGGCCTCTTGTTCAACGGTCAGGTTGTCGCCTGCCTGCCAGCCACCGCCCATGATGTAGTTCACCTTGCCGTTGACGATAGCGTTGTGCTTGGACGACCTGCGATAGTTGTCAAGCAGGTAGTAGGGGTATTCGTTCGCAAAGCCGTAGGTGATGTATTTGCCGGAGCGGTTCTCCAGCATCACGGGGACCTTATGCTCTATCCCCAACCATTGGGTGAAGTGTTGAGTGGATTTATTACTCATAGCGTGTGGATGGTAAATGAAAGGGCTGAAATCGTGATACTTCCACCGCTATCGATTGCGTTGACGTAGATGGTAAATTCATCATTGACCGCACCTTGCAAGACGGTTTCCGTAAATACCGCATGGCCGTCTGAGTGGCTTATTGTAATCTCGGTCATTGACTGGTCTATCGGTGTACCGTTCTTGGCGATGTAAACCTTGATTTGGTTGTTGTTGCCCTGCTGCGCAAGGACCATGGATGCAGCGATGCGAAGAGTCGCACCTGTTGTGCCTGTATAGGTCAGCGAGTTGGTAGTTCGTGAGAAATTGTAGGTTGACAAAACGCCCGATTTCATCGCACTTGTCAACTTGACCCGTTGTCCCTGCGTCGGGGTGAAAGCCGTGTCGGTGTCGAGGTAAAGGTTTGCAAAGCCCCGTTCCCGGTCAAGCGTTGCGGTGTCTGCAAGGTCGTCGAATAGGCCACCAACACGGGATGCGGTGTTCGCCCCAGCAGCGGTTTCGTTGGTTATCGTTAATGCACTCGTTTGGAGTTGGCTTCGTGTTTGTACGCTCATGCGAAGGATTGGTCAAAGGTTGAATCGAATACCCTCACGCTGGATGCGAGGAAGGTGTTGTAAGTGATTGAATTGGCGTAGGTGTTGAATCCTATCGTTGCGGTTTGTATAAATGCCAAGCCCGTTTCAACGACCGCCAAAGCAGCGGCAACCGTGCTATTGGTATCGTAAACTTCATACTTATACGAGCCTGTTTCAAGCGACCCCACGGCAATCGAAAATTGGTCATAGCGGTTGGTATAGTTGGAAAGGTTGGCAGATTTCAGCAGGGTGAAATCGGTGGTCGTGTTCTTGGCGATGCTCGTAAGTCGCAAGATGTAGCGGTCCCCCGTGCTGGCTCGCTCGGTCCAAGTAACCGTCAGGGTGTTGGTCGTGTCAGGGTTCAGGTAAAGCATCTGCTTGTAAATGTGCGATGCCCCCGAATTTCACAATTTGCGCCCAATCTGCCTGTATAGTTCGGCCCGCTTCTTGGCGGTTTCGGCCACGTTAAACTGCTTTTTGATGTCCCGTGTAAGGTTGTCAGCCAAGCCTTTCCGCAGGTCGGGGTCAAGAATTAACTGCTTGATGTACTTGTACCAGTCTTTGGGTTTGTTGTAAGGGACGAGAAACCCGTTCTCTCCGTGTTTGATTACGTCGGTGTAGGGGATGGTTTCGGATGCGATGATCGCTTTGTTCATCCACCCTGCCTCGACCACCTTCAACTCGGACTTCAGTTTGTTAAACTTGGTGTCCCGGAGCGGTGCAAGGGTTACGTTCACGAAGTTGTAGCCCCCGACGTAGGAGTAAATATCCGCTGCCTGAATGCGTCCGTAGTTCGGATTATTACCTTGGTCGCTGATGATCTTCTCGTAGCCCTCGTACACGGGATTATTGTCGTTCCACCCTCCGAGGTAGAGGCGGTACTTGCCATCCAAGTTTGCATCCCAGCGTAGTTTCTGCATCCCCTCACGGAGCAGTTCCATGTCCTCTCCGTGCTGCGCACCACCGAACCAACCGAACTTGACGAGGTGTTTGTCGGGTTCTTCCTCCGGGTTGGGAATGAACTGCTGATACGCTTCGTATGGCTCATTCTGCAAGATGCTCACATTCGCATTTAGATGCCGTATGCGAGCAGCAAGATGCTCGGTAGTACAGGTAACCCAGTCAGCCAATTTGATGTGCTTACGGATGACCTCTGCAAGTTTGGTTTCATGATAGTGGCGATACATGATGTGGCCCGATTCAAGGACCCAGTAGTCGTCCAAGTCAAGGATGATTTTCGCCCCGTATTGGGTCAGAGCCTTGTAAACGTTCTCCACCTGCTCCATGGTCCCTTGACACCACAAACGGCTGAACAGGAACAGGTCTATCGAACGAAGCCCCTCGTCGCTAATCGTGGTGATATTCTCGACGCACACATAGTCAAACTCCGGGTAGTTGTCGCCAAGGTATGCGTTCGGCATTTCGAGGCGATAGAAACTGCACCCGGTTGGATGGGCGTTGTAAACAATACAAATCTTCATGGGGTAAAAATAAGAAGGGCAGCCATTGCTGACTGCCCCTCTCAAACCTCAGATGATGAAAACCTGATGCGAAGATACTACGAACCGAGTATCTGCGTAGTCGATGGTGTAAAGACTGTTGACGCAATCAGGAACATCGGGTCAGGCTCCATCCCGGAAAGCGTTATTTCATAGCCGTTTCGGTCGCCGAATGCAGTACCACTTCCAGCGGTTCCAGCAGTTGCCTCAAGGCCATTTATAGCACCCAGCAACCAGTAACGACTGTTGTTGTCTTGAACAATGACGATGACTTTACTACGAGCGAGCAAACGGAGTTCATTGCGGACTGCGACTTGCATTTTGTTGATGGTGAATGTTACTTCGGGGGTGTAGAAGATTGTGCCATTCTCCATGCTTGCATTCAGCGTTTCCGTCATCGACGAAGTTGCCTTGGTCAAGTCGTATTCAAAAAAACCGCTTGCATTGTACCCGGTGAACCCCGTAACCGCACCTGAAAGGTTAGTGTTGCAGGACCCGGTAGAAATCCAGTTTTGGACGTAAATTGCTTTGATGCCACCGACTGAATCACGGCAGCCGAGTGTGTAACCAGTTGTTAGTGCGCAGGACATATGTGTATTTGGGGTTTAAGTTTTAAGGAACAAAAAGCAGGGGGAGGTTTCCCTCCCCCCTACACATTAGGTCAAGCGGAAGTCAACAACCAAGTCGGGGTAAGCGATTTGGACACCTGCCTTGAAGGCTGCTTGGAAGCGGACTTCATCGTTGTCTTTGCTGAACCAGATTGAGAACTGCTCCTCATCACTCAACAAGTCGGTTCCGTAGAAGAAGTTGCCGAGGTAAGAAGAAACGATGCGGTTCGTGCCAGTCAAGCCGGGGACTGCAATTACACGGACGTTTGTGCCGGGATACATGATGTCCCCGTCAGCAAGTCCAGCCAAGTCAACTTGGTTGTACATGACGTTAGCGGTTGATTTGAACGCACCAAGCAACGTACGGAAGTTGTCCCAACCACAGAAGATTACGAGGTCCGTCTTGGTCAAGATGGCCTGTGGGATTTGGTTGTAGATGCCGTCGAAGATGGCGATTGCGTTGCCTGTGGTGATACCAACGGACGCAGAAACCGCTCCTGTGTTACCGCTGATGGTAGAACCCGATGCAGCGTTCAACAACTGGTTGACACCTGAAAAGTAGGTGTTGCCCTTCCAAATTGCATTCTCCAAAGCCTCTGCGATACGGAGAGCCTTCTGCTCGGAGAAAGCCTGCTCGAAGGGAACACTGTCGTAGGTAGAGCCAGCAGTCAACTGGGTCTGCATCCAGTATTGTTCCAAAGAACGTGGGCAAAGGGTTTCCTGCACCTTCATGCGTCCAACGGTGATGTTACGCTGACTGAATGTAGTCGTACCTGAACTTGCGTAACCGCAAACATCTCCGCCTTGAATCAAGGCATCGGTGTCCATGAGGTTAAGGGCAGCAGCGAACTTGATGCCCACCT